TTAATTAACAAATAATATTTAATAAATTACTTGTCAATAAATATTTTTATTAATAATATCAATTATTTAATTATAAATTATATTTAATAAATACTATAAAATATTAATAACATATTGAAAATATTATATATTTATAAAAGATATTTTTTTCATAAAAAAGATATTTTTTTCATAAAAAAGATATTTTTATTATCTAATCAATTGATATTATTAATTAATATTATTAATTAATTATTTTTAAATATTTTTTGTTCAAGGTAACAAAAAACAGATAACAGACTATTTAAACAGATAACAAATAAAACAGATAAAACAGATAACAGATTATTAAAAACAGACAATAAAAACAGACTATCAAAAAATAAGCTTTAAAGCTTGTTTTAAGCTTGTCTATTATTTTTTGATATCAGATATCAATCAATTGTTTTAAAGGCATTAGACAGGCATTTACTGGTCAAAAAATATGCACTCATTAAACAAGCAATGCATTAAACAATTTGTATTGTCATGCCTGTTTAATATATTTCAAGGCATGGTCATTTTATAGCCATAGACACCCCCCCACAATTTTTTTTCCTATTTTCTATGAAAATTTTTTCATAAATTCTAAAAATTTTTTTCCTATTTCCCATGTGATAGGAATTATGGATAAGAAAATTTTTTTTCCTATTTTCTATGAAAATTTTCTTCTAAAACCTGAAATTTTTTTTCCTGTTTCCCGTGTGATGCCCTTATTAAAACCTGAAATTTTTTTTCCTATCTTCTATAGAAACTTTTATTTAAAATTAAGTTCTCTCTCTCAGGTAACTTTATTCTTAATCTTGAATATTCTTTTATAGATATTTTCCTATCTTGTTTTTTCTTGTTTTTGGTGAAATTGCATTTTTTTATTTTTAACCCTTCTTTTTTTCCTTTATTTTCTGATTTTTTCATTTTTAATAAACTATTGATTTTATTGAAAATACAAAATCGGTGGCTCTAGGCGGCAAGTTCATTTTTCACTTCCTTTAATTTCATATACCTTTTATACGTAAGTGTTAATTTTTTGTTTTAAAAATCATTGATTATTTTCTTTAAATGGTTAAAAAAAATCTAAGGAAATAAGAAAATAATGGGTACGTGGGTTAGGAATGTTTTTGTTTGACGGATTTATTTTTCTGGTTTATTTAAAGAGGGAACGTAGGAGGATTTATGGAAAATGGATTGGCTTTAAACAGACGTTCTTCTGGTCTGGCTTTATGCAGTAAGAATATTTTAGACATGCCTGTTATTGTTTGGGATAATATTATGCCTTGCAATAACAGGTGCATGGTTTCTGATTCTTGTTCTTCTTTGAATAAAAGCGATAAATGTGTGAAAATGGCTGAATACTTCAGTCATGTGCTTGATTCGGCCTTGTCTGTCTATGGTTCTTATATGAATGAGAAGATCATGGTGCAGATTGGTCTGCATTTAATGCCTATGTACAGTCAGTTATTCAAGCTTAAACTTCTTGAATCTACGGTTACAGTCAACCGTATGATCAAGGTGAATAAACAAGGTGTGCGAACCATGCACCCTATTTATAAGGAAATTCGAGAAACGGTCAAGTCTATTGATGAGTTGTGGCTGAAGATTGGGGGGAAGTCTGGTTTGGGCGAAGGGAATGTTTTTGGTGATCGTGGCGATTCATCTTATATTGATGCTTTGAGCGAGATTGTTGAGGAATAAAGGAACAGAAATAAATTTATGAAAGTCGTCAATGAAGCTGTTGAGGCTGATAAAAAGCGGAAAAAGCTTTTAGAATACAGGAATGGTGGGGAAGGGTGTGCGCTGTGGGCTGAGGAGAATGTGTGCGCTTCTATATACCGGGTTGGGAGTGTCATACCTGAGTGGATACCTATTTCTGAGTTGCCTAAGAAGAAGAACGAGATCACAGGACGCTCACCTTACGATATGTGGCAGAAGCAGAAAGAGGTTCTTCATGAAGCCTTAGAAATGAAAAATAACCGTTTTCTTTACAGGTTGATTGTTTTATGCTGGATGCGGGGTGAAAGTAAAAGTTTTCTTGCCTGTTTGATTCAGTTGTGGAAATTCTGTTGCTGGCCTAAACAGACTATTGTTCTTGGAGCTAACTCTAAAGATCAAGTCAAATTTGTCCACTTTGACATAGCTCGTGATCTGGTTTTGAACTCCCCTAATCTTCGGATGATTGTTGGAGCTAAGAATGTTCAAGAGAAAGAAATCAGAATGAAGAATAAAAAGGGAGAGGTTGTTTCGTTTATTCGGCCTATTTCTTCATTTTCTGGAATTGTTTCTAATATTACTGGGTTTACTTTTTCGGAAATTTTCGACATGAAGCGGCCTAAATTCTACGAACAGCTTTACGGCTCGATTCGTAACATACCTAACGCTCTCGGCACTATTGATTCTACCGTCAGTGACAAGACACACATACTGTATAAACTGTTCACAACCTACCGAGATAAGAAAGACAAGACTTTGTTTTTCTCTCATCGTGAATCTGAGAATGCTCTGCAGGAAGATTACTGGAACCCAGAAATGACCCAAGAGCAATTAGATTCATACAAGCTCAATCTGGTCAATTTCGCTCAGTATTTCAAGAATACTTGGGATGCTGGAAGTGTTAAGCCTATTACTGATGCCATGATAGATGCCTGCTCTTACATCGGCTATGACGGCACACCTGTAGTCAGTGAGTCTTTGGTCAATCTGTGTGAAGAAAAGAATGAGTACCAGAAACGCAGTGACAAGGCTTTGCAGGTCTATGCCTATCATAAAGACAAGGCAGATAAGATGAGGTTGTACTACGATAAAAAGGTAAGAGAAATCGCTGAAAGAATGACGAAATTCCCGGAAATTGCTGGAAATTACTTGATGGACGTGTCGGAAATCGAGAAAATTAGCGATATATATGGAACTGATTTATGCATACTGATTGGCTTAGACCGAGCCGACCCCCTAAAAGATAACAAAGAACTAGGCGCAAGAACTATTCTTACAGTTATAGCCAAAGGTCTGCCTGACAGCAGGCATATTTTCAGGTCTGTGTATGACGATAACTACATGCCAAAATATATTTATTTCCCAGTCGGCATCTTCAACATTAAAGATCATAGTTTAGAGTCAATAAAAGCTGTTTTAAATCACGTACACTTAGAAATAGGCATTGATGCTTTTTGTTCTGAAAGGTGGGGTGTTTGGGATATGGTGGAGTGGTTTGAGGCTAATGATGTTGATTATGAAATCTTGCACCCAACTTACGAAAAACAGCGTGCCGCTTTTTCGGCTTTCTTTGAAGTCATGGCTAATGCACGTTTTAAATTGAATCTGATCAACCTTGAAGGCGTTAAAGGCGAAGATCAGTTCACAGAAGAATGCCAGCATTTTGTTCATCATAAGCAGAAACGTCAGTACGTGTCTGATGAGAAAGAACAGTTGCATGGTGTTCAAGACGATTTGCTGTATTCTATTGGTTGGGCTTTGTATGGGGGGAGGGAGCTTGGGCCTTCTGATTTTCGATCTTTACAGAAAAAGACGTTTTTTGGCAGTTATTTGCCGCCAGATGATGATATTGTTAAGGGGAATTATGATTAAGGTTAAGCGTCATAAATTAGGAGAAAGTGCTTTTTCTATTGGTAAAAAAACAAAAATCGCTGAAAACGCCAATTTTGATTTAACTGGCAGTATTATTATTGAAGATGGAGTTATTGTTAGTGACGGAGTTTATATTTTTACTCACAGGCATTTTTGGCGTAATTCACGAGTGCCGATTATCAAACATAAAGAATTGGCTAGATATGATCTGGTTATTAAAAAATATGCGTTTATTGGTATTTATTCAGTTATTTTAGGAATTGAATATATTGGAGAAGGAGCTGTTATTGGAGCTGGATCTATTGTGACTAAGAATATTGGTGATTTTGAAATATGGGCAGGTAATCCAGCTAAAAAAATAGGACTTAGAAATGCTTAAATTTGTCTGTTATAAATGGTGTAATGAACAAAGTAATAAGAATGTGTACGTTTATAAAGCCGATCATGTGAACAGGCTTTATAACATGCTTGAAAGAAAGTTAAGACAACCTTTTGAACTTTATTGTATAACTGATGATTCTAATAACCTAAATCCATTCATTAAAACAATACCTTTGCCTGTTGAATATAAATTGTGGGGGGAAAGATGGTGTCTGGTCTGGTCGTTTTCTGAAGAAATGAAAGAACTGGTTGGTGACAGGTTTGCGGTTTTAGATTTAGATGTGGTTATAGTTGATTACATTGATGATTTATTTGATAATGACCATGATATTGTTCTGATGAAAGGCACTTCAAAAAACAAGACTCCTTACAATACAGGCTTTATTTACATGAAAGCTGGCAGTAGACGGCTTATTTGGGATTTTTTTGATGTTGAGCTTGCTGTCAGGCTTCAAGAAAAGACTCGGTATGTTGGGACTGCTCAATCATGGGTTGGAGCTTTTTTACGAGAAGAAGCGGTTTGGAGTAAGAAAGAAGGGGTTTATGCTTACCGTTTATTGAAAGATAAAGAAAACCTGCCTGAAAATGCAAAAATTGTCTTTTTTCCTGGAGCTAAAGATGATCCTTCTCAAACAGAAGTACAAAAACAGAGTCCTTGGATACTAGAGCATTGGCGATGAAAAGAGTGTTGATTGTTGGTGCTGGTCTGTCTGGTGCTGTTTTGGCTAGAGAACTGGCTGAATCTGGTGTCAGAGTTCTAGTTATAGATAAACGAGATCATGTGGCAGGTAATTGTCATATTGAACGTGATGAAGATACAGGCATACTTGTGCATAGATACGGCGCACATATTTTTCATACTGATGATAGAGAGGTTTGGGATTATTTGAGAAGGTTCTGCAAACTGTATCCATACGTAAATAGATTAAAAACTTCAATTTCAACAGGTATCTATTCATTTCCAATTAATCTGCATACCTTAAATCAGTTTTTTGAATTGCATCTGAAACCGAAAGAAGCAGAACAGTTTTTAAAAACACAGGTCACTAAGATTGAAAAACCGCAAAATTTTGAAGAACAGGCATTGAGTTTAATCGGTGAAGATTTATACCGAGCATTTTTTTATGGTTATACTAAAAAACAATGGGGTGTGGAACCTTGTGAATTGCCTGCTTCAATTTTGAAAAGACTGCCTGTTCGGTTTAATTATAATGATAATTATTACAATCATAGATACCAAGGCATACCGATTGAAGGTTACACAATTGCCGTGCAGAGAATGTTAGATCACAAGAATATTGAAGTATGGCTTAAAATGAACTGGTTGAAAGATATGCTGAATGAATATGAGCATGTTTTTTATACTGGTACTATTGATGGTTTTTACGATTATTGTTATGGGTATCTTGGGTATAGGACTGTTTTTTGGGATAGGTGTGTTTATAATGGTGATTTTCAAGGAACAGCAGGCATAAATTACCCAAGTGAGCATATACAATTCACACGTATACGAGAGCATAAACATTACACACCGTATGAAAATCATGAAAAATCAGTTGTTTTTTTTGAATACAGTAAAGAAACAGGCAAAGCCGATGTTCCCTATTATCCAAAAAGATTGCCTCATGATTTAGAATTATACCAAAAATATGCTTTATTAGCGAATAATGATAAGAAAGTTACGTTTTTGGGGCGTTTGGGTGGCTATGAGTATTTAGATATGGATCAAGCTGTACGAAAAGCTTTAGGTACTGCAAAGGAGTTTTTATGCGAAAGATATTCTTAGATTGTGGTGGGTATGATGGGAGGGCGGCGGTAAAATTCAGTAAGTTTTTTCCTAATTTCGAGATTTTCAGTTTTGAGCCAAATGCCACTCTGAATAAATTTTATAAACATACAAACATTGTTTTTCTGCCTTTTGCTGTTTGGGTTGAGAATTGCAATTTAGATTTTTATTTGGATGAAAAAGATTATGACGGCAGTTCGGTTTTTCAAGAAAAGAAAAATATAGTCGGTGGCAGACACACAAGAGTACAAGGTATTGATTTCAGTTCTTACGTGAAAAGCTATTTTGATGAAGATGATTTTATCATTGTTAAAATGAATATCGAAGGTGCTGAATATAAAGTTCTGAATAAAATGATACGAAGTAAATCTATTAATTATATCAATGAATTGTTTATTGAGTTTCATTATAAAAAAATGGATATGCCTGAGAATGAACATAATCAGTTGGTTGGTAAGTTGGAAAAATCTGGATTAGATGTTCAGCTTTGGGGTGGTGTTAAGCGAATTGATACAGTGGTAAATTATCTTAAAAAGAAACATGAAAATAATTTATACGGCTAATATAGGTGGTTATGATCAACCTATACCTCTTTGTAGTGAAATAAGGGGTGAGTGGGAGGCTTTTTATTTCACTGACGATGTTTCTTTAAAGGTTAAAGGTTGGCAGATGATTTATGTAAAATACAATTTGCCTAATGTAGCAGTATCAAAAGAGATTAAAATCAGACCACACAGGTATTTTCCTGGTGCTGATTATTTTTTGTGGATTGATTCTACTCATGAAGCTATTAGACCATTGAATGATTTTTTTCGTTTCTTTCAAGAAAGAGATAAGGATTGCACTGGATGGATGGCGAAAAGGCATACAAAGAGAAATTGTGTTTATGAAGAATTGTACGCACCTAGAGTAATGAAAAAAGTCAAATTAGCTACATTGAAACAGTTAGAAAAATTCTACCGAAGAAAGAAAATGCCAAGAGATTACGGCTTGCCTGAAAATGGTGTGTTTTTTAAAGCAAATACTGAAAAAACGCAGAAGATTAGTGAATTGTGGTGGAAAATGATGGTTAGTAATAAAGCCTATCGAGATCAGATTTTTTTGCCTTATGCTATGTGGAAATATAATTTTATGCCTAGCTGGTACACAGAAGAAGAAAAAAGACAATATGTGGTTAAAAAATTTAAACACTTAAAGAAAAAGACATGATTATGGACATAGATGTTGTTTATTTTAATATTCAGAAAAGTTACTCTCGTCATGCTGAATTGAGGTTCAGTCTAAGGTCGCTAGAAAAATATGTGTCAGGTATTAAAGATGTCTATGTAATCGGTTATGCGCCTGAATGGTGCGAGAACATAGTGTTCATCAAGAAAAATGATCCTTACCATAAAAACAAAGATGCCAATATCATTCGCAAGATGATTCATTGTTGTCAGAATGATCAAATAAGTGATCCATTCTTATTTGTAAATGATGACCATTTTTTCAGCCAGCCAGTGAAAGCCGATAATTTTTTGTTCTATCATAAAGGCACATTGTTTACTGATACTGTAAATGCCATGTATCGGCACAGAATAAACAGAACCAGAGAGTTATTGCTTGCGAAACAACTGCCTGTTTTTAATTATGATATTCACACTCCTATTTTAATCCACAAAGAAAAATTACTAAATGCTTTTCAAGGCTTTGATTATATTGGTGATTATATAGTCATGAAAAGCTGGTACATGAATAATTGGGAAGGATTTGACAAGGGCGTGGAAATAGTTGATTGTAAATTTAATTCTTCGGAAAGAAGAACTTTGTTAGAATTAAAGCCGAAAGTCAAAGCCAGACCTTGTTTTTCGGTTACTGATCAAATGTCTAAGCAAGTAATAAATCTCTTGCATTGCATGTATACTGAACCAAGTAAATACGAACAGGTGTGATAATGAATGAACTTATGTTTTCTGACCAAGCTTTAGAAGCATTAGAACAGATACCAGATGATGTACTGCAACGCATTCAGTTTGCAATGCCGTGGCAAGAGCCGTCTGCTGATGAAATCAAGACACATAAGCCGAGAGTAGATGAAGATGGTTTCCCCTTAATAGGTGGAAAACATGGTTATGGCAACTTGCCTGAATTGCAGATGATTTGTTGGGAAAAGTTCAATAAAAATCCCCAAATATCACTGCATGTCAGAGATATTATGGGTAGTTTGTGTGGGGCTGGATTTGAAGTTACTTCGGAAATTGAAGAACTGAATGACACGATAGAAGAACTTTTTGAAGATGCTCGCAATAATTTATGGGTCAATCTGCCTAAGTATGTTGCCAGAGCAGAGGTTGAAGGCGAACTGTTCTTGCCGTTGGCTTGTCATAATGATGGTTTCGTAGAAATAGATTTCCTAGACCCCTCATCCTTAAATGGTGGTGAAAACGGTACAGGCATAGTCTTTCACCCAACAAAAACCAATTTCGCATTAGGCTACCTGTTTTCAACTACAATCAATGATACTAAAGAAACCGTCTGTATACCTTCAATCAATATAGCCTACTTCCCAGAACTAAAACCAGTTCTTCAAAAACAACTCAAGAAATACACAGTTAATTTAAGTTTTTCAGAATCTAATGATAAACGGTTTAAAAGTCTTGGTGGTTTTTATCGGTTCATGATTAACTGGGATAAGGGATTTCTGACACCTAGAAATGTCAGTCACATCAGAACGACTATAGAATGGTTGAATTGGTATGAAGAACTGAAGAAGTATGAGATTGATCATAAGAAATCGGCTGGATCTTATTTGTGGGTCGGTACTTTCACCGATCTGAAGGCTTTTCGGTTGTGGTTGTCTTTAAGTGAAACTGAACGAAAGGCTACTGGTCTGTTGCAGAAGAAAGCGCCTGGAGGCACATTGCTTGTGCCGCCGGGTATGGAATTTAAATGCGTAAACCCGCAACTCCAGAAAATATCAGAACAAGACACTGACATTCTACAAATGGTCACTTCTGGCCTTGGTAAGCCTGAGGATGTTATGACGGGTATGGTTAGGGGCACACAGTCTGGGATACAGGCTGGACGTGGACCTGTTGTTGACCGTATTGTTAACGAGATTGAATACTTCAGGCGTTTTCTTCAACATACCTTTTTTAAGTCAATTTTTTATCTTAAACAGGAAATGGGTGTTCTGAAGAAGAATTTCAGGGTTCTTACGGTTGTTGGTTATGAGGATAAGATGAAGGAGGTTGAGGTTGTTGGTGTTGATGGTGAGGTGAAAAAAGTTAAGCAAGAGGTTAAGGAACCTAAAACTAAACTGAAGTACCGAAAACCCTATCAATTAATAGATTTCAGTTTCCCAACCACAGAAGTAAGCGACCTGCAAGGCAAAGCCAGAGCAATGCTTGGTGTGAAGCATGGTTCACTCGCTGAAACTCTTGGCATACCTAGAGAAGATATGGCTAAGAAACTTGGTTTTGGTAACTATAAGAAACTCAGATTGCGTAAATCTGAAGAAGATTTGAAATATCCAGCTTTATTGACAAATGTTGAACAGGAATCTATACAGGAGAGAGCAGAGGGAGAAAGTCGGAAACCTCAGAATGTTGGCAAGAAAAATTCTAATGATCGGCAACGTGAAGCTGATGCAAAGAAAAAGCTAAATAGGAGATCGTAAAATGGAAAAAGTCATTTCTAAGGAGCAAAAGCAGGTTCCTAAGTCTGCCTTGTTTTTTGCAGATACAGCAGTTGTCGAATTTGCTAATGCGGTAGAAGGGGAGTTAAAGAAAGGATCTATGCTTCTTTATTCAGGATCTAAGGTTGATCATTGGTATTGGGGGAAAACTATTATTGATGTAGAAGGGATTGATTTTTCTCAGCACAAAAAATACCCAATACTAGAAAATCATGATACTGATAAGAAGATAGGTTTCTCTGATAAAGTAGAATTAAACAAAAATGTTTTTTTTCCTGAAATAAAGCTTCTCAGTAATGCCCACGCTGAGGAATTTTATAATAACGCTAGGGAAGGTTTTCCTTACCAAGCATCAATTTCTATTCGCCCAACCTTACTAGAGCGAGTAGAAAAGGAAGAATCCACCGAAGTAAACGGAATGAAACTCAAAGGCCCACTAACAGTGTTTAGGAAAAGTTTGTTCAGAGAAGGAAGTATCTGTGTCCATGGTGTAGATACGAAAACAGATTCTTCTGTGTTTGCTGAATCTGATGTTGATAATCTTGAATACGAGATTTTGTCATTTTCAGATGGAACACAATCTCTGAGTGACCACATTTTAACTAATCCAAATCAGGAGGATGTGATTATGGATTTGAAAGAACTGAAGGAAAAGTACCCAAACCTCGTAACAGAGGTTGAAAATTCAGTTAAAGAAGAAATGACCAAAGTTGTAGAGCAGAAAGATAAAGAGATTTCTGATCTGCAAACTCAGGTTGCTTCTCTTTCTGATGAAAAAACTGATTCAGCCAAGCGTATTGCAGACCTCGAAAAGAGGGAGGCTATTCGCACTGAGAAAGAAATGAAAGCCAGTGCTGATTCTGTACTGCAAGAAAAGCTTTCTCTGAGCAAAATACCCCAACGTCTGCATGAAAAAGTGACCAAGCATATCAATTACTCTGAATACGTGAAAGAAGGTGTGTTTGATAAGGCTGAATTTACTAAGGCTGTGGACGATGAGATTAAAGATTGGGAGTCTAATTTTGATTTTTCAGAACCAGTTGTGAAAGGCATTACTACTCATAAAGAGATAGACAATGTTGATCAAAGTGATTCTGATGCTGATGTTGACCGTCTGATGTCTTATCTGCCTAAACAATAAATATTAATTTAGGAGGATTGTAATATGCCTATAGGAATTGGAAAAACTACTGCTGGTAGAGCAGGTAATGTGCCACAGGTCAACATTACTGGCTACCACAGAGAAGTACAAAAAAGGCTTTTCTACTCCCGCAGAGAACAGGCTTTGCTTCTTGAAAAGACTGTTCGGGGCGGGTTTGGCAATTTGGAAATGGGCCAGGTAATGACTGAGGTTTATGTTGATGGAACAGCGGTCAGGGATTTCATTGTGCCTTATGGTGCTAACGGTAAAGCACTGCTTCTGGCTAACGCCACAAGTGGTCAGGCAACATTGACTATTGATGGTGATGAAGCCGCCTGTTTTGCTGTTGGTGATCTGGTCAATGTTGGTGACAGCAATTCAAATGCCAATTATGAGATTGATGACATTTCAATCACAGATGGCGTTGCTACTATTACTGTTACTGGTACTTGGGCTGAACATTACACTACTGCTAGGGATGCTTGGATTCAACATAGGAGAGGCGGAAAGTTCTATGTGATGGATCAGCATGTGGATGCTGGTGGTGGAGATGCTGGTGTCGAAGGCGCACTGACTTCCGTAGTTATTGCCAATGCTGTTCTGTACCAGGATGCTGTTATTGGTTGGGACAGTGATGTTGCTACTAACATGAACGCTTTAACAGATGGCGTTTATTACGTAATTAGATAAGGAGGTCGTTACTATGGCTAAAGGTGTAAATATTTTTAAACTTGAAACTCTTAACAAGTTTATACAAAAGCTTCCAAGACAGGAAAATCTGCTTTTTATAAACTTGTTTCCAACCGATCAGTATCCTTCAGATACTATTCGTTGGATGGTGGAGTACGGTTCTGTAGGAATGACCCCCTTTGTTGCTCCGGGTTCTCCGGCTCCTAATGTTGGGGATGAGCAGTTCTACAGTGAAGGTTCAGCAGTTGCCGCATACTGGAAAGAAAAAACCTTTCTTGATGAAGTAATTCTGAATAACCTTCGTGAACCTCTGACTGAGCAGACTTACTATACCGCTGAAAAACAGATTGCTCGTAAAATTCAAAGACTCAGAGCAAGATGTGACCGCAGAAAAGAGTGGATGATTTCTCAGATGTTGTTCAATCATTCTTTCTCTTACCAGATTAAGGGTGGGACTAAGTTCACTGTCAATTACAATGTGCCTTCACAGAATAAACAATCTTTGTCTGGTAATGATTACTGGCAGAGATCAAATGGTGTTAAAGGTTCAACTGCTACACCTATTAAAGATGTGTTCGCTTTTCGTAAAGAGTATGTTGATGAGTTGGGACGTGAACCGGAATACTGCGTTATCACCAGTGATATGCTGACTTATTGGATGTTTGATACTGCTTTGCAGGATCTTCTGAAGAAATCAGCTTTTGGTGAAGGCGACCTGTTCACAAACCCACAAGGCGTATTCTCAAAACTGCTCGGTCTTGGCAATCTTATTGTTTATGATGAGTTCTTTGACATTGCTTCTTGGACTACTGGAAATATTACTGGTGGTTCTTCTACTACTGTTACTGTTGAAGAAATCACTGATTTTGTGCCTGGACCTTGTCGTGTTTACAATATGTCTGAAATGTTCACCTATGAAACTGCTGAGATTACCGCAGTCAACTACGCTACAAACACTCTTTCTTTTGCTGACGCTATTACCAATTCTTATTCTTCAGGTAAGTGCAGAATCGCTTTGAGAAAGAAATTTGCGGCAGATGACAAACTGATGTTCTTCTCTAAGTCTGTTGAAGGTGAAACTATTGCTGAGTTTATGGAAGCACCTTTTGGTCTTAACAGGAACTGGGGCATGTATGGCGATACCAAGACTGAATGGGATCCTGATGGTCTGTGGATGAGGATTCAGAATAAGGGTCTGCCTGTCATGTACTGGCCTAATGCTGTTATGACTTTCAAGGTTTTTGAAACTGAAAGTGGTTCGCCATAAACAGTGATAAATAAGGAGTCAATCTTATGAAAATAAGAAAATTGGAAGCGTTGTACACTATTAGAACGTCTAAAGGTAAAATCGCCAAGGGAGTTTATTCTGTAGACTCCCTTGGTGGTATTCCAAAAGTTCTGCTTGAAGAAGCTAAAAGAGGCGCAAGCACGGTTCGTGTGTTGTCTTATGATAAAGAGGTCGAAGAAGTTGTTGAGGCACAACCTGAAGGCCGTGAAGCAGGGGAAATGACGATGCTTGATGGTGGTGAAGGTAGTGTGAATTTGAATGAAGAACCAGAAGAAATTGAACCTGAACCTGAACCTGAAGCTGAAGAAGAAGAAATTGAACCTGAACCTGAAGTTAAACCTAAGATTAAACCAAGAGCAAAACCTAAAGCAGAACCAAAAGAAAAACCTGTAAGACGTGTTACTCGCAAGAAAAAGGAGTAAATCGTGATTTCTACCAGAGCAGAGTTACAAGAGATTGTTTTCGCTAGAATTGGCGAAGCGGCTGATCTATTGAGAGGCGATTATGAAGATGATGTTGATCATGATGTTGGTTACGCTGTAGCTACTGCAATTCTGGAACTTAACTTGACGTTCCCCCTCAACAACAGCACTTTAGAATATTGGGCTATTGAGAGGGGGAAACGTCATTGTTATGATATTATAAGGTCTGGTGCGGCTAAAAAGTTTCGATACAAACAGATTCACATGCAACAAAGGTTTGAACAGTTCAATGTTTTGATTGAAAAAATGGATGCTGATTATATGTATGCTCTTGAAACCAATGCGGTTCTGGCTGGCATTGATGGAGCAATGTTTACTACATATATTAAAGCAGGTTTTGTTTACGATGAATACGGCAATGATGTTACTCATAAATTGAGGCAGTAAAATGAGCAGTGTTGGTCGTGATATAGCTGAAGTTTTTAATGATGTTGGTGCTAAAGTCTTTATAAATGAAACACCAACATTTGATTATATTGATTCAGATTTAAACACACAAGTATCAAACCCATTCATCAGAGAACACATGATTGAGGCTACATTGCCTTATGACACTATCATTCAGCCTGGGGATATTATAAATTTTGAAGCTACACAACAGAGATTTTTAGTTGTTAATTATATACCAGATGTATTTGAAAATGAAGTGGCGGCTATAAGTGCCACTATTTATAAGTGCAATGTCTACGGTTATTTCTATCGAGAGAAAGAAATAGCGGCAGATGATAATACACCGATGAATTTTAAGTATAAACGGCAGGTTTGTTGGGAATTGGTTGATCAGAATTATTTAGTTTTCACTTCAGCATTGAGAGGGAATACTTCTGAAATGCTTGGAACACAAGATTTTGGCGATATTGTAGTCAAACGGCATATTGTCTATCTTCCTTCCTCCATGAATATTAAAACTAAAGACAGGCTTTATATTGACGATACTGAATACTATCAAGTCGGCAATGTTGAAAAACGCCGTTTTAATAATGTAATGGTCATTTCTTTGCATGAAGATACCAGACACGTGAATTACTGTTCTGGTGAAGGTGGTTCTTCTTAATGGCTAATATCGGCACAAGAATTTTTAATATCAATGTTAAAGGTTTAGAAAGCCTTGAAAGATATGCCGCTAAATTACGTCATTATTATATTGATGTTTCTGACTCAGGTAAAGCCAGATTAAGCAGTTCAGCCGCCAGTGCTTTTTTGACTTATGTCAGAAATGCTTTTTTAACTGGCAAGTATGCTGGGAGAGTGCCTGGGCCTAAGAGCAGTTATGCTAAACAGTTTAGTGGTGTGCCGGGTGTTAAAACAGGAGAAATGGTTGGTGCTTTTGCCAAGTTCAGATCAAGGGCAGGTGGAGACCCAACTCGCCGTGGTCACGTAGTAGGCATAGATGCTTCTCAAGTCAGACAGTCAGGCCCACTTCATCTGCGTTTAGAAGGCTTTACTTATGGCATCAAAAAGCATGATCAACCTGCCAGACCAATATTTATTTATGCTTTTCAAGATTTCGTAAAAGAAGAATTTCCAGCAATATTGCATTCATTCGATCCAATAATTCAAGGTTTCGGTGGTGCAGTTAAATATGGTGCATTTGAGAGAAAATAATTATGCCAGCAATCATATCAATTGAATCAAGAGATATTTTTTTTATTACTGAGTTTTCTTTTAAAGAACTGAAGATGATTTGTGATGCTATGGATATGGTGACGATTGATTTTGATGCAACTAAACCAGAGCAGGTTGAAGCAAAAGATTATTTTGTTGGTGATTTTTACTTATTCATTAAAGAGATAGTGGAAAAATACGAAAATGTTGAATCCAACAATAAGTGAAACAAATCTTAAAACTTCATTAAGAATGTTCTTCTATGAAGAATTTGAAAATAAAAGGGATACACCTGTGACTTTTGATAAAGGTTTGTCTATACCTTACACTTCTGGACAGGTTGGAAAAGACTCGGCTGATCGTTGGATAGCTATTTTTTTTAATATTCGCAGACATTCTATTTTAAGTGAGCAGATTGTTGATTTTTACTGCTGTACACGAAAGGATGTGGATCAAGTTATTTTGGATGAGGTTATGGATATAATCATTGAAACATTATATCCAGATGATCATAACTTAGTAATACCTTTTTATGATGTGCAATCTGAGGAAATAATTGGGCATTTATTTCCTTTGAGAATATACCAGCAGTACGGCAATCAGACTGCTTTAGATGGAACTAACTTTAAAGTCATAAGTGTAGGTTTTCGGTGGGCGACTACGTTATGAATACTTTTATCTGCTGTGATAAGTGTGGAAAAAAATTATTACAGCGCAAGCCTAACGGAATCTTTGTGTTTCGTTTCGGCAGGAATAATCAATCTGGTGAACCTGTGGTTGATATTGAAATACATGGTTCGCTCAGAATTAAGTGTTTTAGGAAGAATTGTGGGCATTTAAATTTAATCAATTATTTTCCTTAATAGGAGGCTGATATGGCTTTGACTAGAACTGGTCCAGTAACCAGAAATGCACAATCTGTAGCACTTGGTCTTGCGAAAATACTTGTGGGTCCTTCAGCAACTAATATTGCTAGTACCGCACAGGTATTGAACGAAACTACTGATTCTATGGGTGCTATGGCGAGTACTAACTTTGTGAGTGAAATTGAGTATTGGAAACTTGAGTCAGGTTTTCCAATGCTGGAAGATTTGACTTTGCCTTTGCGGGAAACTGCCAGACTTGAATGTGAGTTCAAAGAAATCACTTTGAGAAACTTGGCTATTGCTCGTGGTATTGATGCTGATGAAGAAGATTATCCCCACGCAATGATCGCAGGCCCAGGGGAAGAAGATGAAATCAATCTTGGTTCTATTAAAGCACCGGATTATGTACGTATGGAAGCTATTTACACTTATCCTGATCAACAGCATCAGATGATTATAGTGTTCCCTCGTGCAAACGTTACTTCTTCTGTTGAACTTACTCTTGCGGCAGAAGATAATGCCAATGTGCCGATCACCTTTGAAGCTAAACGTGCTGACAGTGGTTTGACTTCTGGTGGAAATGAGGCTTGGGATGATGCTCCTCTTGGCAAGATTTTCTTTGCGGCAGTAAGTGGTGGTTCACCATAATTTGTTAATTGATTGACAAACACTCAACCCTTTCTGTATTAATACATATAGAAAGGGTTGAGTTCTACACAATACTCATCTGAGTAATTTTCTTTATTCAACAACCAAATAATTTCTTTTTTTGGAGGCTTTTTCATGGCAGATCAAAAACTAAATCCCCAGATACGAAAAGTACAGGTAGGTGTACGTGAACTTAAAGAAATCACCATTTATCCGCTATCAATAGCAGATCAAATGAAAATGGTTGATATTCTTAAAAATGTTTTCGATGAAATTTTCAAAATGCTTGAAACAGAGGATCAGACTGTAGCAATAGCCAATGTTATTGTTGAGCAGGTTAAAGCCAACCTGCCTGAACTGTTGAAGTATGTAACTGATGAAATTGTTCAACTTGAAGATATGACGAATTTTCAGTTCACAACTATTGTTGGTCACGTTTACAAGGATAATTTTGAGGACGCAGGAAAAAACGTGAGCAACCTCGTGGGGACGATGAAGAATCTGTTCAGCTCCACGAGGTCTTTACAGCAATAATGCATTACTACCCAAGCTACAGACTTGAAGATTTTTATCAAAAGAGTTTTAAGCAGGGTGGTTTAACGGCGGGTCAGATAAATGTTTTATATGGTAATTACATAAAACAGATTAACAGTGAATTTAAATTTCAAGCGGCTTTACAAGGTATTGATCTTGATAAAACTGGCAAATCTACAAGTAGAGTAACACCAAAACAATCTTCCACCAATGCTCTACCTTTATTTGGGTCACCTGAAGATTACGCCCATTTAAGTGAAGAAGAACGACAAGAAATGACACAAAAAATGATGGGAAAACATAAATCTTGGGTGCAAAAGACAGTCCCCAAATCCATCACGAGGTAGAGCATGTCGGTCAGTGAACACCAATTATTAGTTGATATTGTAGGCAGATTAGATGCTAATCTGACCAAAGCTTTTGCAACTTTAAATAGTAAACTTAAAGCTTTAACTGCACAAATAAAGTCTTTGAATACTGTTACTAAAGAGATGCCTAAATCTGCGGACAAAGCTACGCAGTCACAAACAAAATTAGGTAAATCTATTGATGATTCTTCAACAAAAGTAAATCGTTATAGTCAATTAGTTAAAAAATTCGGCAAAGATACTGAATCTGGACTTCAGGCGGCTAGACCTTTGTTTAAAGCTTATGCTCAGGGTGCGGAACAGGCTGGAGAGTCTTTGGAACAGGCTAATAGACGAGCTACTAATATGGTTCGTGGTTTAGCCACCATGCAGAACCAGTTGACTCAAACTAATGAAAAATGGGCTAGGTGGGGAGAACGGACTCGTGCTGTTCAAATTCGTCAGGCTGAATTGAATGGGCATATTCGTGCCACTGCTCAAGGCATACAGATATTAAATCCACTTGCCTTAAAAAATCTTAATTTAACACAACAACAAGCTAAAGCAATTGGTTATTACACTGATCGTAATGCCGCTTTTCATAAATCTTTGATGCAAGTAGCTCAAGCTACTAAAGGTAATCAAGCGGCATTTGTTGAAAAAGAGAAAGCTTTATTAAAAGCTGATGATGCTATTCGTAAAACTGCCCAAGCTATGACTCGTGCAGGTAAAGATGGGGATGCTTTTGCTCGAACTGCTAATCGAGGCAGAATTGCTTTTCAGATGATGACTGGGGAATTAAAAACAACAAATGGTGTTTTAACTCCAACAGCTCAAAAATTAGGTTTAGTTGCTAAACAAGGTACTTTAGTCCAAAGAGTTATTGGTTCAGTTGCAGAGTCATTTAAGAGTATGGCTAGGTATGCGGCTGGAGCTATGGTTTTTTATCAGTTGTTTAATGTTTTTAGAACTGGTGTAAAAGCAATTATTGATTTCAGCCAAGGTATGCGAGATTTGCAGGCTATTATTAATGCTACTGATGATGATATGCGTAGATTAGCTGAAACGACTAAACAAGTTGCGGCTGATACTAAATATAGCACAACTGAAGTAGCTGATGGTATGAAACTGCTTGGTCAGGCAGGACTTGATGCTAGTGAGATTATGTCGTCTATTCAGCATGTGGCAGAATTAGCTACTGGTACTATGTCTGATTTTGCAATGGTTTCTGATTTGGTTACTACTACTGTTCGTGCTTTTCAGATGGATTTTCGTGAAACAGGTAATGTAGTTGATGTTTTTGCTAATGCGATCAACCGTTCTAAATTGACGGTTGATAAATTAAGAGTAGCATTTAACTACATAGCTCCTTTTGCTCATGCCGCAGGCATATCATTTGAAGAAACTACTGGTTCTTTAATGCAATTGGCTAATGCTGGTATCAGGGCTTCTACGATGGGTACTGGTTTTAGGCAGATATTGATTCGTCTGCTGAACCCAACAGCAACTTTTAAAAAGGCAATTGAAGAAGCTGGTTATTCTGTGGATGATTTTAATCCAAGAACTCAAGATTTAGCTGATATATTTGATCGTTTAAGTGTAGTTGTGCCTTCTGCCGCTGAAGCTGTTCAATTCTTTCATGTACGTTCTTTGCCTGCTGTTATGGTTTTTGCTTCTCAGGGTGGGGATGCTTTGAGAGGGTTTTTAGATGTGATTTCAGAAGTTGGAGCGGCGGCTCGAATGATGGAAACACAGACTAAAGGTTTAGGTATTCAGTTTAAGCAAATTGCAGATAAATTTACTGTTTTGTCTGCTTCACTTGGTCAATCTGGATTAGAAGGATTACTTTTAGGTTTAACTATAACAGTACGAAAATTTTTAGATATTTTAATCTTTTTAGCCAATAAAGGTTTTACATCAGTTATTATCCAAGTTGGTGTTTTGGTGGGTGTTTTAAAAACATTACAAGCGGCTTTTCTTGCTTTAAGAGGGCCAGCTATTGCTACTGCTTTATTTGGATGGGGAGCAGGAATAAAAGGATTGATTGTTCATATTACTGCTTTAACTACCGCTATTATTACGCAGACAGGTGTTACTAAAGCGGCGACTGCCGCTTGGCTTGCTTTTAATAGGGTTCTTCTTGCTAATAAATTTATAGCTGTGGCTACGGCGATTGTAGCTGTTATTGGTGCATATCGTAATTTTTCTAATGCTAATGAAAACGCAAAAATACGATTAGAAGATAAGAAAAATGCATTAAGAGATACTATTGCTGTTATGGATTTGTATGTTGATAAATTAGAAGAAGCGCAAAGAGAAGAAAAAGGAACACAGCAAATTATCAATAGGTTGATTCATGAATTACCAGAATTAGCTAATGAAATTCGTATGGTTAATATTGAAGGTGGTGATCTTGTTCAGTGGTTGAAAGATATGTCTGCTGAAAAGACAGTTCAAGTTATGACGGCTGTTGGGCAACAAGCGGCACTTGCATTAAAAGATATTGAAAAATTTGGTTTTCGTTTAGAAATTTGGAAAGGCAATTTAGATGGTGTGTCAACAGTTTTAGGAGAAATTAAGAATCCAATAAATTCATTATTAAAAAGATTAGGTTTTCTTGATAAAGCCATTGAAAAAAATACTCTTTTAGTTGAGAAAAATAAAGCCCAATTTCGTGAATATGTTTTAGATACTATGACTTATTTACGGCAACAAGGAGATAGTTTTGAAGGCGCAAGAGAGAAAATTAAAAATATTTTGCGTTTATCTGGTGTTGATTTACAAGAACATGCTGAATTTATAGATGAAGTTTTTGCTTATGTTGAAGCGTCAATTAAAAGTTTTGAAAATGCAACTATTGAATCATTTCGGCAAATGCCGAAAATTTTGGATGATTTAAAAGATAAATATTCGGATGTAGCTGACGATATTTCAAAATCATGGGAACAGACTTTAAATAGTATTGAATTAGTTAATAAAGAACTTGAAGATAATATGATAGATGAGGAAGAAGCTAAAAAACGTATACTTAATATAATGAGGGAACTTACTAATTCAATACATGAATTAACAGGTGAAATACATCATTTTATGCACGCTTCTGAAAATCTTGATAGATTTTTAATGAATGCTACTGAAGAATTTAATAATTTTTTTAAAACATTATCTGGTTCGGAATTACAAGATTTAGCAAAAGCTATTGACGATGCTAGTGATTCTTTAAAAGAAATGGAAGAATGGTTAAGAAAAGTATTAAATCTTTCAGAAGAACAAATAAAAGATATTATTGATGAAGAATGGGGACGGAGACAATTAGAAATTCTGATGAAATTTTCTGAGGAGTTTAGAAATCGCTACCGCACTCATCTTGATATAATTAAGGAAATGGAAGATCGGCATACTGAAATTCAAATCAGCAGATTAGAACGTCAGGTTGAGGCTAATAAAAGAACTCTTGACCGTAGGCTAGAAGATGTAAAGCGCAATGCTGATCAAGAAATTGCTTATCTTGATTTAGGTGCAAAGTATTTTGCTCAGATTCAAGCTTCTAAACTTGAACATTTAAGGCAGGCAGAAATACAGAAAGTACAGATTATTCAAGGTGGTGTTTTAAAAGAACAGTCTTTTTTAAATGAAGCCAAGAATAATTTTGTTAAAGATATTTATGATCGTGTTGAAGTGGTTCGTGGTGGTCAGCTTACCATTGAAAAATTTCTGAAAGAAGGTGTTACTGCTTTTGAGAAAGCTGAATATGAAAAAACTTATGCTTTAAAAGGTATAGAAGATGAAAAACGCAGAATACGCCAAGAGGCTTTTGATCAGCAGTTAAAGCTTGTTCATGGTCATTATGTTAAAGAAATGGAACTTGTCAGTCAGATGGAAGATGCTCTGCTTGGCAATTACGATAAGCGTTGGCAACGAGAGCAGGGTTATTGGGAAGCTAAGGGCAAGCTTTTAGGTGATCATTTAGATACTCATCTTAAAACTCTGAATACTGAAGAAACAATGACTGCCAGAAGTCAGGCAGAACTTGTTCAGATCAGATTGAGAACCTTTGACCGTTATATTCAGGCACATCAGAATTATTTGTCTAATCTTGAAGGTATGCTTTCACAAGAGCGTTCTCATCATCAGAATACAGTTAATGAAATCATTAATATCAGAAAATCATTGATTGATGATGAAATACGCAAATATGATAAATTACGTGAAATAGCCAGAGAATACATGACTGATGAGCAGAAGTTAGCTGATTCTCGTATGGAATATGAAAATCAGATGGCTAAAGCTAGAGCCGCTATTGCCGTGCAAGATTATGAAGCGGCTAAGAAGCATGTGGATGCGGCACTTAGGGCGGCGGGTGAGATAAAGAAAGAAGATGAAGATAAACTGACCAGACAGCAAAGAATCATTGATGCTGAGAATTTACTTGCTCAAGCCAAAGAAGATCAGATTAATGCTTTAGAAAAAGAAGCTGAAGCAAGTAAAAAACGCATGGAAGATTTAGAGGCCAGTATTCAAGGTGTTACTAAGAGATTGGAAGAAATTCAGGAAATGAAGTTTCAGGTTGAAGTTGAGAATATTACTGAATCTGTTGCTCGTGCTGAAGAAGAAATTGAAAAGATCAGAAAAAGACTTGAAGCTGAACCAATTGAAATGGATTTCAAGATTAATACTGAAGAAGCAGTTAAAGAGGCAGTTGAATCAACCAAAGAGGTACAAAAGACTATTTCTGACCTTGAACCTATTGTGGCTGAACTTGCGGTTAGGGGTGAGGGTGGAGAAGAACTAAAAACTTATTTTGATAATGTTAAAGAGGCTTTTAATAATTTTTGGGAAGAATTTAAAAATCATGATTCAGTAATTACTACCATATTCTTTAAAGGTTCTGGTTCTGAAGAATTGCCCTTATCTGAAAAATTAGATGAGTTAAAACAAAAATTTGATGATTTTGTTGCTCATATTATTAGAAGTGAGGATGATGATAAACTTGCTGTTTTGATTGAATTTAAGGGACATTTTGGGGAAGAAAAGCCTTTGCTTGATACTTTTAATGATGTCGCTAAAATTCTGAAAGAATTTAAAAATCTTATTGAAGAACCTATTCAAATGGCAATTGAATTTGTCAGTAACGATGGCAGTACATCTATGGAATTAATTAAAAAATTAGATATACTGGCTTATATGTTTGAATATTTACGAAGTAAAGTTGAAGAAGCAATCGTAATGAATGTTTATACTAAAGAAGCTATGGAAAAGTTGGAGGAATTACAAAAGAAAATTGATTCTATACCGAAAGAAACCAAATCTACTCATACAGTTAATGTCATAGGTATTGATCTGCTTGAAAAGGTTCTGGCTTTACATCAGAAATTAAATGGTATGAGTACAAGCTCAACTCATACTGTAACTGTTCGCAGAGTACAGGCTAGTAATACTGGTGGTGAAATAGGTTTTGATTCTGATCTGAGAGGTTATGCCACTGGTGGTTACATACCAGAAGGCCGTTTTTCCCGCAAGCAGGGAGCGATACCGGGCCGTGGCACTAAAGATGATGTACCTGCCATGTTGACAAAAGGCGAGTACGTACAGCCTGTTTCTACGGTAGATTATTATGGTAAGGGGTTTATGGAAGCTTTGAGGCAGAAACTTATACCAAAAGATGCTTTGCCTAAGTTTGCTACTGGTGGCTATGTTCATAAAGATTCTGTGCCTCATTTTTATACTGGTGGACCTATAGAGGATCAGCAGTTAAGAATGGATTGGTATACTGAAGAATACTATCGAAGAAATTTTCCTAGATTGTACGAAACATTATATGGCACTAAAAGTACTACTTCACAAAGTTTAAAAATAAATATTCCAAGTGATGTTAATCAAGCTATAAAGGGTGGAGGGCATACTGAAACTTTACAAAATGAATTTCAAAATTATTTGGATCGTTTTAATGAATTAGGTTTAAATAGTTCAAGTCAATTACGCCAAAAAAATACTGATATAATGAGTATAGTTAGTGAATTAGCTACAGGTATGATTGATCGTGGCAATATGAGTGATACGGCTATTAAACGATATGATTTTGCTTCTGAAACAATAGTTCAAGATTTACGTAATCAAGCTGATTATTTGCGAGATCAAGGTTTAGAAGATATTGCTTTTAAAGTTGATGAATTAGCTTATGATTTGCAAAATTTACTGCATGATTATCGTGAAAAAATAATTCAAGTAGCAGATGATATGGCAAATATAATTCAAAGAGCAGACGAAACAGCTTTACAGATGCAAACACAATTAGAAAATCAGATAGCTTCTTTGGAAGAACAAAAAAGAAGATTACGTGAAGAAGGCAAAGAAACTATGTATCGGTATCACCGAACAGTTTATGGTGGATATAGTTTAGAAATGTATCGTGATCTTAATATGTATTCACCGAAAGGTATGGAAGCAATACGCCAAATTAGAGATATGGAGCGGCAAGTAAATGCTACAAGATCACAGACTTCTTCTAATTACAAATTATTGGAACAAAATACACAAAGACAGGTTGATTCTTTAGGATCTCTTGTTGGCAGATACGCTAAAAAGACATCTTTAGATGGTGGTTTTACTTACCGAAAAGCTGAACATGATTTAAATTCTTATATGCATAAAGCTATTCGTGATTTTCGTGAGTTAGAAATACAGGCTAGGCGGGAATTGCAGAATTTAGTTGGTAGAGATGCACCTAAAGTTGGTGTTTCACATTGGCTGAATAAAGGTGGTTTGATTGATTACTCTGGTAATGCCAAGAGAGGTGTTGATTCTGTTCTGGCTAAATTGACACCTGGAGAATTTGTTATACGAGAACCTATTGTACAGAAGCTGGGTGTGGATTTCTTTGAAAAATTAAACAAGCATGGTGTAGCTGGTTTTAATCAAGGTGGTCTGGTCACTCAACAATCATCAGTTCCAAATACAATTGATTCTGGTTTTAATGCCACTGTGAATATTAATATTGGTAATAAACTGTACCCAGCCAAAATGAAAGAATTTGATGCCAGAGAATTTGTCAAGAGTTTGAAAAATGCTGAACGAAGGATGCATTGATGATTACTTTAGATTCAAGTCAAGGTTCGATAACATTACCAAATGAGTGTATTTGGTTTGATGAATTTGAATGGACTAATATTAAGGCTAAGAGTTTTTATTCAATCACTGGTGATTTGATTGTTGAACCTGCGTTTACGAGTAAGGGTCGGCCTATTACTTTAGGTGGTGATAATGCGATTATGCAAAGGTCAGATTTATTGGAATTGATTGAATGGACTAATGTCTTGAATTTGACTATGGTTTTGACTTTGCATGATGGACGTTCATTTAATGTGATTTTCAGGTATTGGGATGTGCCTGTGGTTCAAGGCACAATGCCGAAACAAGGTTATTCTGCACCTGAAGATGAATATTACTATATTTTAACTTTAAAACTGGTTGGTATATGAGCATTAAAAACAGCGTTTCTACTTACATAACTGTTACTTATGATTCTGGTACAGAAGATGGAGATTTAAGCCCTCATGTATTATTTCACATACCAGATACAGGCATACCTTGTGGTCAGGTTATGCCTATGTTTCTTATTGCCGCTAATGAATCATATTTAGATGGTTATGTGCTGTTTTACGAGCAGGAGTCTATGGGGCCTGGAACTAGAGTTGTTATGCCTAATGAAGTTACAGAAGAAGTTTTAAGTTTCGCTGAACAAGATTTGTTTCAGTTAGAATTTCCAATCGCAAGCATAGTTTCAATCACAGGCAGGTTTATTAAAGGCATTTTTAATACCAGTAATGAATTAATTGATACAGCGATGTACGAAGGTGATTTTATTAAATTAGGTGGTTCGGCAGTTGGTCCAGAAACCAGAGATAAATTATATGGTGACGGTATAATTGAATACTATCCAGGCAGATACAGAACACGTTGGAATTGGACTGTTAATTGTTCGAGAGAGAAACATTGGTTCTTTTTAAAGAAGAACGGAATAATTGTTCGTAAGTTTGAAATAACCGTTGATGTTGATCAAATTATTGCGGCTACTGGGGAAAGAATGGTGGTATTGCGTATACTCGAATTTTCTTCCCGTGCTCCAGTAGTAGGCGCTCAAGTTAGAGTTAATGGTAATTTACTTGGAAACACAGATGAATATGGAGAAGTAGATACTATTTTGAATGTTGGGACACATAATGTGCATATTAGTAAAGCTGGTTATGTGCCGTCAGATGAAGATGATATATCAAATGATGAAATTGAAGTAAGGTAAAGGAGTTTATTATGAGCATTTTAAATCATGAGTTGAAATGGTACAGGTCGCAGGTTGTAAGCAATACATCTGCAAATGGTGGAAGATTATCTATTAACCAAATTGTTGACAGCGTGAAAAACAATCTGTTTCCTGATGTAACAGAAACGGAAAGAACTGCTGGCCTGACTCGTTATCGTAAAGCATTTTTGAAAATTGTGAATACAGATAATGAAATGCTTTCTAATGCAATTGTGCATCTGCTTACTGTGACACCTGCTGATGATTACATCACAATGTTTGAAGGCACTCATGTTGATACTCAGGCTAATATAAGTTCGCCTACAGAATATGGGGCTGGAGGTTTGGCATCGTCTGTTGAATCTGGAGTTACTGAATTTGATGTTAATGTTAAACACACAGATATGATTATTTTTCGTACTGGTGATCGTATTTATATTAGTGACGGTGTTAATGAAGAATACCATGATAATGTTTCTATTTCAAAGTCAGGCACAGTCGTCACTATAACTTTAGATACTGGTTCACAGTTGGCTAATGCGTATGCGGCTGATAGTGTAGTTGCCTCATGTATTGAAATTGGTGATATTGATTACAGTATTGACGATTTCAATGTTGTTTCTACTGGCGGCACTTATAATGAAACAAATAATATTGTTGTAGATAATATTGGCGGAATTTTTGAGAATTGGACACTTACTTTTACTGGTGTGTCTACTTTCACTTGTGCTGGCAGTGTTATTGGTTCGGTTGGTTCTGGTTCTGTCAACAGCAACTACAGTCCTACAAATATCAATTTTGCTCGCCCTTATTTTACATTAAATTCAATAGGTTTTGGTGGCAGTTGGGTTATTGGGGACACTATTACTTTTACAACTGTGCCAAGAAATGTGCCTATATGGTTTAAAAAAGTAGTGCCTGCATTGTCGGCTTCATACAGTGGCAATAATTTTGATTTCCGTATTTTAGGTGAAACAGCTTAAAGAACTATTATGACTATTGAACGATTCAGAATAGATACAAGTGATAGAACGAATTACAAAGATATTCGTTTTCAAAGTTTACGTCCTTATATGTACGAATATCAATTTGCGATCATTGATGGCAATGTTGTTTTTATACCTGTTCAACCAGAAGAAGGTGAAGAATTTCCTGATTATGTGCCTGCTAAATTAGGTCATTCATATTATTATGTTAAAGATGCACAGGTAATGAATTACGACAATGTTCTTTATGAAATACCTATGCAGAGAAAATTAGGTGATGTAATTGAACTTAGTATTTATTCATTATTGGCTGAAGGTTGGTATACGATTTCTGATTGGGTTACTAATCAGTATTATCCAACAATTGATTTTTCAGATTTTATGGATAAACAATATCCTTGGGCAGTTGAATGGCGACTTAGGGAAGTAGTTTATGAAATTAATTATTTATATGGATTGGTTGGAAGCAGAACAGAGGAAGAAGAATATTATTTATTAGATTTGCCATGGAATTGGACAACAGGTTATTATTACGATGGTTTTATGGAATTGCAATTATATGTCTATTATGGATAATAATAAATCACACATGCCATTTTTAAACACAATAGATGGCAGACTCATTAAAATGTTCTGTGTAAGTCCATCATTAAATATTTGGAAAATTGTTGTGGGAGAAAATAAGAAACGTTTAGGCACAAATTCTGATACATCAACTGTTGAATGTTCACCTGTATTTTGGCAAGAGAATGGTTTTATTAAAGGCAGTTATGTCAGTGGTGATGTTAAACAAAAATATCATTTATATGCTTTTATAACTACAAATTTGCATGGTTTATTGAATAATTTAAAAACACAGCCAATTGAGCAGACAAAAGCAGGTTGTGTGTTCCCAAAAGGCCGAGCATTTGTACGTATGAAAATGATGAATAAAACAGAATATACATATTTATATGTATATTACGTAAATAAAAAACACATTTATGAATTACTTGATAATTATATTTATCGTGTATCTTTTAATCCACAAAACACATCAGAATTGTTTATTAGTGGTGGAAGCAAAGGAAATGTTTGGGCTATAAGTCTGAATTTAGATACTGATCAACAACAAGATATTAAATGTGACGGTTATCCAGCCTACAAAATGGCTTTTTTTAATAACAAAATTGAATACGCTTTAAAAATCGGCACAGAGTTTGAAGATCGTCAAATTAAAACAGCTAAACATATTGAATATAAACCAATTCAATTATTACAAAGAGTTATGTAATGTTTTATTTTAATATGGTTGATTACAGTTACAGAATACGTTTTACATTTGAACGTTCTGAAATAAGCAGTGAAGAATCTAATTTTCCTGTTTTAATTAAATTAAATTCTGATAATTTTGATTTTACTAAGACTCAGTATAATGGAATTGATTTGGTTTTTGTTTTGAGTGATAATGAAACTCTTTTAGATTTTGAACGAGTAAAATATGATGTTATTAATTATGAAGCTGAGTTTTGGGTAAAAATACCTGTTTTATCGAATAGTCCTTTATTAAGTTTTTATATGTATTTTGGTAATATTCACCAAACTGAAGATTTGTCTAGTTCTGATGTGTGGCAGAATAATTATGAATTAGTTTATCATGGTGTTAAAAAAGTAACTTCAGCACAAATTGATATTGTTTCTACTGAATTTTATTTATTTTCTAAAGCACAAGAAGATGTTTACAAAGGTCTAGTATCTTTTGATAAAGATTTAAAAGTAATGTTTTTAAATAATTATGTGCCTAATTTAAATGAACATCAATTTTTAAGTGATGTTAAAGATTTTGAAATCAGTGAAGGCAAGTTTTATTCAGAATATGGTTTTGATTTAGAAAATCTCAGTTTTGATCGTACTGATGATGTTATTAATTGGGTGGCGGATAAAACCGAATTAAAATATATTGAACAAGATATTAATTGTGCCGTTGTTTACCAAGCAACAAATGACCCACCAGAATCTACTGATCGTTTATTAATGTTGATTATATTTGAATGTGATGGTGAACAATTAGTAACAATACCTTTTGATACAACAACGGTTTTAGAAATTGATTGGGATTTAAGTATAGTAATAAATTCTTCTTTTATTTATTCTCCAACAATTAATTATCCTTATGATAATGCGGAAAATATTGCTTTAGATGCAGAAATTGAAAGTTCAGCTTTTTCAACTTTTAAAGAAGCTGACAGTCATATTGCTTCTGAATGGGAAATTTATCATAATGATGAATTAATACATACAAGCAATGAAGATCCGACAAATTTAATTACTTATACTTCACCATTCAGTGAAGTGCCTTTGGGGGAATTGTGTCAGGTTAGATGTCGGCATAAAGGAGTTGATTTAGGTTGGAGTAGGTGGGGGGATTTTGTCACTTATCGTTATGCTACACCTGTTCCTAATATTTGTTCAATTATCAAACCAGAAAATAATAAATTATTGTCTAATGTTAATGTTTTAGTTAAAGGTTCTGTTTTTTCATCACCTATTTCTCAAGAAACGCATGAAGCTTCAGAATTTGAATTATATTTAAATGATGATCTGATTGAAAGTGAGAGTCTAGAAGCTGGAGATTTAACTTTAGTTATTTTTCGAGGATTATCAGAAGATACTGAAGGGTATAAAGTACGAGTTCGTTATAAAGGAGCTGTTCTAGGTTGGTCTGAATGGAGTGGGTTTGTTAATTTTTCAATTTCAGAACTTGGTTATATTTATGTAGGAGATGGATGGCACAATTATAGGTTACAAAATACAGGAGAAGAATTAACCGAAAAAACCATTGCTCCTCGAAATTGGGGAGTTAAAAAATTTCTTTTTCATTCAAATGGCACTATTTATTTGAATATAGATAGGGAAATACATCGTATAAATCCAACTACAAAAGAGGTAATAACTACAGCAAGTAAGTATGGATCTGTTACAGATCTAAACATTGATTATCAAGGTTTTGTTTACGGTTCTTATGAAGAATTTAATGGTTTAGCTCGTTTCCATCCAGAAACTTTAGCTACTATAACTAATTATAGTTATAATTATGTTTATAGAATTTTAATTACTGTTGATAATTATATGTTTTTACTAAGTGATTCAGGTTTACGTAAATTGCATGTAGATAATTTAAATTTAACTTTAGGTTGGTTTGCTTTAACTCATTGGGCTAATTATGCGATAGTTTATAAAGGGGATTATGTATATATAGGAACAGATACTTTAATTTTACGGATTAATCGAAATACAATGGAACAAAAAGGGCAGGCTTTTTCAAATCATATAGGAAGAATCACTAATTTAATCATTGCTGAAGATGGTTATTTATATAGTTTTTCTCTTGATTATACTATTAAAAAAATTGATATTTCAAATCCTGAAGTGCCTATGCAAGAAATTGGTTCTTTATCTTCATATTATGTGCCAGCATTTACAGATATATTAAATGAAGATGGTTATTTATATTTTGTTTCTGATTTTGCAATTGGTAAATTAAGATTAAGTGATTTTACTGTGATAGGAGAATATGGATGCACAATTGGCACATACACATTATCAACCCAACCTTATAGTTTTTATTTAGATTCTGAAAATAAATTATATGTATCATACAGTAATGATGGTATAGTTGTACTTAATAATGAAACATTTGAACTTATTGATGTAATTATTTCTTTTATTGCTAATTACACATTAAGTATGAATTTTTTAAAAAATAATGTTTATGCTTTTGAACGCACTAATTATTCTGGTCATGTACGAGTTATAAAATATGATAATAATTTAAATTTTAAAGAACTGCATTATGTTCAAACAGAAGGTTCTTATGTACCACGTTCAGTTTTATTGCACAATAATTATTTTTATATAGGCAAAACTGCTGTACGTATAAGCAAAGTGCAATCATCTGATTTAACTGAAGTGACCTCTTTTGCTTCTTCGAGTACAAATACATCTTATCATTCGTATGCATTAGCGGCAGATAAATATGGTTATTTATATTCTGGTGGTAGAACACTTCATTCTGGTTATTCTAGCACTTATGATATAATGAAATTCAATGCTGTTACACTTGAATTTTTAAGTTTTATGTCAGGGCATACAAATTTAGTTTATGCTTTGTATTGTGATGATAATTATTTGTACAGTGGCGGACATGATGGAAGAATAATTAAATGGGATTTGTTGACAGGGACATTAGTTGATCAGTTTGCTTGGACAGCGGAACAATATTATTCTTTGGTTGGGGATGAGGAATATTTGTATGCTGGTTTAAATACTGGTATTATACGGAAAATTCGTAAATCTGATTTAGAACAAATTACTTTTATTTCGCCTCATTCTCAAGTTATTAATTGTTTATATTTAGATGTTGATGGTTTTTTGTATTCAGGTTCATCTGATTATACAGTAAAAGTTTTCGATACTTTAACTATGGCACAAGTTATACCAACATATACATGCCATTCAAATGTTTATTCGATTACAGGTAATTAGTTTCAATTTAAAAGGAGAAGTTTATGGCAATTTCAATTAATTTTTATAATGAAGCTGGGGTTTATACTAAGACTGGAATTGTCAGTCTGACTAACGTGAATCTTAAATTGGCTTTGTTGACTAAAGATTATGTGCCAGATTTAGATGGTCATGCTGTTTGGGCTGATGTGTCTAATGAGGTTGCTGACGGTAATGGTTACAATACAGGTGGCAAAGCTCTGACTACTTTATCTGTGACTAGAATTGGCTCTGTGGTTACTTGGAAAGCTGATGATGTGGTTTTTCTGAATCTTTCTAAGACATTTAAATACGGTTTGCTGTATTTAGATGAAACTGTAAGTGCAATTGTTAAACCATTGGTTCTTTTAATTGATTGTGATGACACAGATCCAGCCAACGATGTAACAGTAGCCAACACAAATTATGCTTTTGAGTGGCACACCGATGGTATTTGGGAATTTGGGCCTGTAGCTGAAATATGCATATAAGGAGTTTATTATGGCTTTAAAATCATACAGCATACCTAATTTTGAGTTGATCAATCTGGTAGATAATGAAGGCAGTCCAGTTGTACCACAATGGGCTGAGAGTGGCGAAGGCACTAATGAATATTATCTGCTTGATGGCTTAGATAACCAACCAGAGATTTTGTTTGTTGATAATCAAGATTTTGGTATACCTGAAACAGTTGGTAGTTTGTCTGAAGATAGTTGGGGATGGGGGGATAATGACAGTCTTGGTTATGATACTGTTTATATTCGTTTTGCCGATGGCGCAAACCCAGATACTTTAGAATATAATTCTATTCAGGCATATTTAGGCATACCTACTATATTGTTAGAAGCTGATGGTGTCAGAATAGTTCTGTTTTCATTGTTGATAAGCAATTATTCAAGTAATCTTGATGCCAGAATTACAATTCAGCATTTAGACAGTGATGATAATATGCTGTTTAAGTGGGTACTTGATCTTGATGCAGGCAATAGCCCCTTCGCCCTAGATTCAATGCTGGTGTTTGCTAATGGTGAAAAACTAGCTGTTTCATCTAGTGGTGAAGAAGTTTCTGTTTATGCTTCGGGGGAAGAAAAGTAATGGCGTTCTTTACTTTTGATCGTAGAATCATAGACCCTACACTAAGACCTTGGGGAAGAACATTTGATTGGAATCCAGAATACTTAGAAACTTTAGTTTGGTTAGATGCTTCAGATAAGAAAACAATTATATTGAATGAATCGAATACTATTGATCAATGGAGTGATAAGTCTGGAAATGGTAATCATTTCACTGTGCCTTCAACTTGGAATAGTCCATCGGTGTTTGAGAAAGGAATCAATAATTTAGATGTGGTGAGGTTTGTTAAAGCAAGTAAACATGGATTAGGAAGAGCTAGACCAGGAAATCATATTTCTTTTCATGTTGTCTTACAAAGACAAAGCAGTGCTCCTGATTCTATTCTTCTTAGCAATGGTGGCTCTTCTGGAAATTATTGGGCTTGTATGGCGAATAATACTTCTGCAGGAAGTGCGGATATTTCAAGTTTAATAACTTATTTTGATGGCACATTAATAAGTAATCCAAACAGAGGCCAATTTTACACAAGTACAAATGGCAGAATTGCCATGTGGTCTTTTTCAGGAAGTCTTTCTTGGATTAATTTTTATTTAGGTGGTTATAATAATTCTGCTTGGTATTTAACTGCTGATTTAGCTGAAATTATAATTACTGATGGTGTTTTATCTACTGAAGATAGACAAAAAATTGAAGGTTATCTTGCTCATAAATGGGCAATAACTGCTAATTTGCCAAGTGATCATCCTTATAAAACTTCAAAACCACAAGTGTAAGAGCTAGAATATGGGTATTTTTAAATTTGATGATAAGATTGTAAAAGCAAATGATTGGCCTCATGGCTGGCCTGACATGCAGAAAAAAGAATACGGTTTTTCAGCAAATATTTACTTTTATCATCGTTATACTTCATTACAAAATTATGATACTGGTTTTATTACACGAATGGAAGCTTTGGGGCATACTTTTACTTATGGTAATGGTTTACCTGCTGGTAGTTATCGTGAGTACGATATTATTGTTATTGGTGCACTTGGAACAACTTATGGTTTAATTTCTGAATTAGCTACTCTTTTAGCGGCAGTGCCACAGGTATTTTCTTTTTGTCGAGCAACAAGCCAAAACTGCAATATGAGTACAAGTAATGGAACAAGAAGTTCTACTGTACTGCGTAAATTGATTGATCATGAAAAATTAACAACTGAAGCAGGTGGTAACATAACTTTCACCCAATCAAATACTGTGAATGAATTAAGAACTTTAACTTCAGATACGGTTATGGTTTATGATAACGGTACAGCAACTTATCCAGGTTTAGCATATAAACAATTAACAGATAAACGTTATATTGTGCATTACAGTCATTATTATTCTTTTGCATATAATGACCAAATTCATCCACTTGAAGCTACTGAGTTAATGAACAATACAATTCAGTTTTTAACTTTTGCTAGAAGATTTGGAATAAAATGAATAACTACAATCGTTATGAGATAAATCCTTTTATTTTCAGTACCAGACATTATGTTCTAGCTGAGTATGCCAATTTTTATCTGCCACCTTTGGTTTATATTGGGCCAGAAAAATGGGCAGATAGAGCTTTTGAATTTAAAATAGTTGCTCATGCACCGATTGATCAAATTCAACATGCTTACGATTTGAATGCCGTTACCAATATAGAAGTTGGCGATGAAACTGCAAATGTGCCTTTAATTCAATACGCCTCTGCTCAAGGTCCTATCAGTCTTAGTGGCGCTCTTAAACTGCCTTCTGTCGCTGGTTTCAGAATTGATTTAGATTCATCATTAAATTTAATTAATAATACAGTTTTAAAGATATATGACAGCACAAATAATGAAAATCACGGTGTTAAAATCACTGATGATCTGAACAAAGATCAGTTCGTTTTTGATGGTGTTAATGACTACATCAGAGTTTTGAATGATATTTTTGAATCAGATCAAGATTTTACTATTCAATTATGGTGTGCGTTAGATATACCTAACGCAAGTCAGATATTGATTGGTAGTGGACAAGCACCACCAGATCCATGCTTGTTATTGTATTCAAATACAAGTTTAGGCAGTGCTGATCAACAGATAAGAGTTTTTGCTGAATCGTCAGAGAAATTGGTTGGCTCTGATATTACTGAAGCTGATGGAACTTTGATTACTTTGACTAGAGGTGGTGGTACATGGAAACTGTATGAAAATGGTTTAATAGTAGCTACTGAAACTGAAGATTACGATTTAATTGGTAATGATCTGGTTATTGGTGGTCATTTATTCTTAGACGATTTGTATAAAGGCACGATTAAATCAGTTCAAGTTTCTGATGTTGTTCGTAGCGCTGAATGGATTTATTTAGATTACTTATCTCAGAATCAGGAATTATTGATTTACAGTGATATTGAGGATGAATTTTTTATAATTGCGGATTATTCAATTCTGTACTGCATTGGGAAAATAAGGCATAGAAATCTTAAAGTCAGATACAGTTTACGTGCTAAAATTAATGAAGCAAATCAAATTGTTTATGATCTTGAAGAAGTAACTGCAAGCAATGAAATTAGTGAAATTATCAAGATTGCCTATGATATTCAAGAAACAACTGTAATTACAGATGTGTTTCAATTAACTAAAATTATTTACAATATTTTTGAAGCAGTTATAAATAATGATTTAAGTGTTACTTATAACTTGAATCTACAGACAGATACGGAAATTATTTACTCATTGGTAAAAAGTGCAAGCCGTACTTTAAATATTAACTACTCTCTGTTCACTGATGTTATTGCTGATACCAAAGTAAGGTACACTTTGATACCTGAAAAAACGGTAAGAAAGAACACAAAAGTTGTTTACAGTTTAAGAACTGATCAATTTATGTGGAGCAACCCTACATTTATTTTACAGATTGAGGGTGACAAATGATAGATATTGAAGCTTTGTCTTTAAATATTACAACTGACCAAAACAGTTATTGCCTGTCGTTTGAAGCAGAAATAAAACGACCTGAAGATTTTCATCTTCTCAATCCAGGCACTGAAATCAATGTTACTTTTTACGGTACTGAATATAAGATGATCATTGATGAACGTAGCCGTAGTCAAGTATTTGTTGATAAGACTTACCATATTCAAGGCAGATCAATAACTGCTAAATTAGGGGAAGGTTGGGGGGAAACCA